CTGCGGCTTGTGATTTGAAGTCGACTGATGATGTTGTCATTCCGCCTGGATCTAGGGTTGTTGTCGGCACCGGGATTAAACTTGAAATTCCAAATGGATTTGGTGCAATGGTTTGCTCTCGTTCAGGCTTAGCGGCGAAGAATGGCATTCAAGTGTTAAATGACCCAGGGTTAATTGATACTGATTACCGTGGGGAGGTGAAGGTCGTTCTTCATAATGCAGGTAAGGAAGAATTTATTGTTAAAAAAGGCGATAGGATTGCACAACTTTTATTTTTCCCTATTTTTCAAGCCATCTTTCAAAAAACTAAGGTGGTTGCAGAAACGCAGCGAGGAGAAGGTGGATTTGGAAGTACAGGTATTACTTCAACTTGATATTTAACAGAACGAGGATTTGTGAAATCTAACGAAGTTTTAAGTTTCTTACTATTCATCTCAGGCTACATGCTCGGAAGAATTGATTCTATTGTGGGTTTTTTTAAGAAAGACAAAAAATGTGATTCTTTTGTCGATAAAATCAAACAGGAAGAAAAGCAAGAACGTTTAAAGAAGAAGCTATCGATTGATGACAGTAAATTTGTCACTAAAGTTTCTACTGAAACATTTCAGAAAAGCGGAGAAATCGGTGTAAAGTCTGAAGTAAGCGACGACATTGGAAACGAAACTGCTAAACTTGTTAAGTTGAAGAAAAAGAAAGGTTGATTATGGCCAAGGGTCTAGACGTAGGTACCTCTTTCGTTGTTTTAGCATCTGAGGGCAATAAGGGAAAAGTTGTCTATAAGGATTTTAGAGACGCTTTCTACATCATTAAGCCCACAACACCCATTGCGACGAAGATGATCGAGAAGGGCCTCGCAGGAAAAGTCTTTGTAAAAGACGCCGACGGTTCTTTCATCATTCTTGGCAAAGATGCGATTGAAAAGGCGGTTGAGAGAAACGATTCTGCAAAGCGCCCTATGCATAAGGGCGTAGTCTCTTCTAAGGAAAAAGAGGCTAGAAGAATTTTATCTTACATACTGAAAGAAGTTGCTGGTAATGCAGAAGAGCAGGGAGAAAAGTTAGTCTTTTGTATACCCGCGCAACCTGTTGATCAGGAGGATGAAGATTTTGACGTGGGTTATCACGAAGACGTTGTTAAGACAGTTCTTTCTGAATGCGGTTATGACGCTAAATCTATTAATGAAGCTGAAGCTCTTTGCTATTCCGAATTAGCAAATGATGATTATACTGGCATCGCGCTCTCTTGGGGCGCCGGCATGGTTAACGTTTGTGTCATGCTGAATGGCGAACCAATTTTGAAGTTCTCCACAACTAAGTCGGGCGATTGGATTGATCGTATGGCAGCTGTAGCTACTGGCGAGACTGATTCTGTTGTGCAAGCCGAGAAAGAAAACGGTGAATTCACAGTTGGCCAAGACAATGAAAATCAGGTACTTGCTGCTGTTGCTTCATACTACGACAGACTCATTGATTACACTACCAAGCAGCTCAGCAGCGCTTTAGAAGACAGTAAATCTCTGCCAAAGTTTAAGGATCCTATCCCTGTCATTCTTGCAGGAGGCACTTCAAAGCCAAAAGGATTTGTTGATCATTTCAAAACTAAACTTGAGGTAAATGGATTCCCGCTCACTGTGAAAGAAGTTAGACATGCTGCTGATCCATTGCACGCTGTTGCAAGAGGCTGCTTAATTGCTTCACAGATTCTCTAACAATTTGTCAATTGTAAAGGTGAACTCTTGCGTGCAATTATAGCATTATGAGACCCATTCTATTAATTGATGGAATGAATTTATTTGTCAGATCATGGGCAGCATTTCCCCAGATGTCGGCGCATGGCTATCAAGTGGGAGGTTGCGTAGGCTTTCTTAAGACCCTGCAGCGCTTAGTTAGAGAATTGTCACCCTCTTCAGTGTATGTCGCTTGGGAAGGAGGAGGCTCTCAGAGAAGGCGTAAATTATTCCCAGAATACAAGATGAATAAACGCCCTGAGAAATTAAATAGATTTTACGGAGACGACATTCCTGACACAGATAAAAACAAAAAAGACCAGCTAATGGCTCTGCTTAGAATGCTCAAGCAGATACCTGTTTGTCAGGTTTACGTTGATAATTGTGAAGGTGATGACATCATAGCATTCTTGTGCAAAGGACCCTTTAGATCTGTCGACAAAATTATCGTGTCTTCAGACAAAGATATGCTCCAGCTTCTAGATGAAAAGACTAAGATCTATTCAACCCACAAGAAGAAGATTGTGTCTAGTGAAGATGTCCTCAAAGAGTACAGAATACACGTCAATAATTTTGCAATTGCAAAAGCATTGTGCGGTGATTCTTCTGATAACATACCGGGTGTAAAAGGCTTGGGTTACAAAACAGTTTCTTCTAAATTTCCATTCTTAGGTAAAGAAGACACTGTTATTTTGCAGGATGTGCTAAATTACGCCGCGAGCCATGCCTCGGAAAGTGCCATTTACAAGAGAGTGCACAATGAATCGAACACTGTGCAAAGAAATTGGGACCTTGTTCACTTAGACGGAAGTATGCTCTCCGGAGATCAAACATCAAGGCTTCAAAATGCATTGGATACATTTGTGCCTCGAGCGAATAGGATTGAGCTCATCAAGACTTTACTAAAAGAAGGAATCAATGACTTTGATGTTGATAGATTCTTTTACGATTTTTCCTGCATCGAAGGACTGAAAAACGCTACAAGGACGCATCATGACTGATAGTGAACAAATGCTGAAGACTGGAGTTGTCTCTTTCGGACAGTTTGGCAAGACTTTTCAAGAAAAGCTTGTGCAAGCTCTTCTCACAGACACAAAGTGGGCTGAACAGATGATGGAAGTAATCGACAATGGTTACTTCGAAGTCAATTATCTCAAGTTTCTTTCAGATCGTTATTTTTCTTACGCGAAGAAGTACAAAGTTTTCCCAACTTTGCAACTCTTGATCACAATTATAAGAGATGACCTCAAGACAGGAACAGACACCATTCTTCGAGATCAGATCATTGATTATTTGCAGCGGATGAAAGCAAATCCAGACCCAGGAGATTTGCAGTTTGTGAAAGATAAGTCTCTTGACTTCTGTCGAAAGCAAGCCCTCAAGAAAGCTCTTGAAGACGCAGTTGATCAAATTGCCGCAGAACGTTACGAATCCATCGTAGAATCCATCAAGAAAGCAGTTCTAGTTGGAACCGCGCCACAGCTTGGGCATGACTTTTTTGCTGATTATGAAGCTAGGTTCACACGCCTTCAAAGAAACTGCGTCTCAACGGGTATTGATGAACTTGATCGTAAGGAGATCATGAATGGCGGTCTCGGCGCGGGCGAAATTGGTGTTATTGTTGCCGCGACTGGCGTAGGTAAGTCCCACTTCCTCACGATGCTCGGTGCGAATGCTTTAAAGGAGGGCAAGAACGTTCTCCACTATACCTTCGAACTTTCTGAAACAGCAGTAGGCGTTCGATACGATTCAAACCTCTGCGACATGGAGTCCAATCAAGTCATCGATCGCAAGGATGAGGTCATGGCGAAATACAAGGACATGAAGCTAGGACGACTCATCATCAAAGAGTTTCCGACTAACACTGCATCGATCTACACAGTTCGTTCTCACATTGAAAGACTTGACGTTAAAGGCTTTCGACCTGATCTTATTGTGATTGACTACGCTGACATCATGAGATCCACGAGACAGTTTGATTCCTTAAGACATGAGCTTAAGCTCGTCTATGAAGAACTTAGAGGTTTTGCGTCAGAAAAGGGCATCCCAATCTGGACAGCATCACAGTCTAACAAAGAAGGTTCTTCTGCCGACGTTGTCGATCTCAGCAACATGTCAGAAGCATACGGCAAGGCGATGGTCGCCGACGTTGTCCTCTCTATCTCTCGTAAATCGCACGAAAAGGCGACAGGGTGGGGTCGACTCTTTGTTGCAAAGAATCGAGCAGGACGCGACGGTCTAGTTTATCCAATCAAGATTGATACTGCAAGAAGCAGGTTTGAAGTTGTCGGTCAAGCAGGGTCGCTTGAAGATTCTAAGATTGATGACGATGTTGCGCAGAAAAAGGCGCTCAAGGCAAAATGGGAAGAACTAAAAAAAGAACTCCCAGTGAAGAAAACTAACTTTGAGACTAATAGTTCTCTAGCTAATGTTGTATAGTTAGAATCCACGCAAGAGAGAAAATATGACGTACACACGTGATGAAGCAATTAAGGCGTCTTTAAAGTATTTTGGCGGAGATGAGTTGGCAGCAAGCGTATTTGTTGATAAATACGCGCTGAGAGATGCAACTGGTAAACTTCATGAGTTGACACCCACAGACATGCACATGAGGTTGGCTCGTGAGTTCGCTCGAATCGAGGCCAAGTATCCGAATCCGCTGTCTGAGAAGGAGATCTTCTGCCTCCTCGCCGATGTAGAACACATCGATATCTCACAGAGGGCTGTGATGTCCCTTGAAGAGCTGGCCAAGGAATCTCGTGGCTTTGGCGCAGTCGTTCCGCAGGGTTCACCAATGTCTGCTATCGGAAACCACTTTCAATATCAGTCTCTATCCAACTGCTTCGTCATTCAGTCTCCTTATGATTCATACGCTGGTATTCTTAAGGCAGATCAAGAACAAGCACAGATCATGAAGCGTCGTGGCGGCGTCGGATTTGACGTTTCTACGATTCGGCCTAAAGGATTAGTTACCGCTAATGCAGCTCGTACAACTGACGGTATCGGTGTCTTTATGGAGAGGTTCTCCAACACCTGCCGAGAGGTAGCCCAAGGTGGTCGCCGCGGCGCCTTGATGCTCACCATCGACGTCCATCATCCGGAGATCAGGACCTTTGTCAATATTAAGCGAGATTTAAAGAAGGTGACCGGTGCTAACATCTCCATCCGACTATCGGATGAGTTTATGCAGGCTGTAAAAGATGGCGGAAAAACTCACCTTCGTTTCCCTGTCGAGAAGGGTGCACAGCACACAGTCGAGGAGTGGATCGATGCTCGACAGCTCTGGCACGAGATCATCGAAGCTGCATGGGCTTCTGCTGAGCCTGGCCTTCTATTCTGGGACACTGTCAAGCGCAATACACCTACTGAAGCTTATGCAAGTGTTGGATATGGTTCAACTTCTACAAATCCTTGTGGCGAGATCGTCTTATCTCCTTACGATTCTTGCAGGTTGCTTCTCATCAACCTCTACAAATTTGTCAAGAATCCATTCACATCCGCCGCTGCATACGACAACGAGAGGTTTAAGGATGTGGCGTCCAAGGCCCAACGTCTCATGGATGATCTCATTGACCTTGAGATCGAGGCTGTGGACAAGATCATCACAAAGATCCAAAATGATCCTGAGCCTGAAGATGTTAAGAGATCCGAGCTCGATCTCTGGAATAAGATCCGCTCTGCAGCCTTAGGCGGTAGACGAACAGGCCTTGGTATCACGGCACTCGGTGATACCCTTGCTGCCATGGGTTTTGTCTACGGATCAAAGCAATCCACCCAGATGACCGAGTCACTCTACAAGGCACTTGCTATTTCGGCCTACAAGTCAACCGTCAAGATGGCAGAAGAACGTGGAGCATTCCCAGTCTTCTCTCATAAGCTCGAGGAAAAGCATCCTTTCATCCAGCAGATCCTTGATGCAGAACCCGATCTTGTTTCTGCATACAAGAAGCACGGTCGTCGAAACATTGCATTGA